ATGAACGCGCCGATGCTCGTCTGCCCGAACGCGATGTCCTGGCCAGTCACCTGGGCATTTTCCGCGATGATCGCGCCTTCGTTGGCGACGTCGTTGTCGGTGGGGAACGGCAACGTGGCGCCGGTGTCCGTGGGGAGCACGGTGGCCACCGAGCGCATGCCGCCGAACGCTGCGAGCGCCTCGGTCAGCTTGGCGTAGAACGCCGGCGCGACGGTGAATCCGCCGGACGCGCCGGTCACGGACGACTGCGCACGCGTTTCCGCGTTGCCCTGGGCGCGCATGTCGGCGAGCACGGCGCGCTGCTCCTGGCTGAGCCCTTCGCTGCCGTAGCGCGTCCACGCGTCGAACGCGTCATTCTGCGCGGCGGTGCGCTGCTCACCCTCTTCGTCCACGATCTCGCCGTTGCGGCGATTCTCGCGTCCGGCCTGAGTGCCGCGGCTCTCGGAAAGCTGGCGGTCCAGCTCGTCCTGCTTCTCGATCCGATCGACCTGCGACCGGAGCTCGTCCACGTCACTGTGGATCTTGTCGAACGTCTGCTGCTCCTCGGTGCTGAGTCCGCGGTTTTCCTTCTCCGCGGCGTCCAGGAGTTCACGTGCTTGCTTGGCGAGCTGCGCGCGCTTGGCCCGCAGCGATTTCGCCTTCATGAGCGACATTGCGTCTGCCTCTGATGGGGATGGTTGGGGTGGATCGGGGTGGTGGGCTGCGGGAGCGACCCGCCATGCGCGAGCGTGCTGATCGCGCGAATTCGCGATCGCGATGCCCGCAACGAGCGAGGGCCCGCCGCTTTCGCGGCGAGCCCTCGGCTCGAGTTCGTGCAGTTGGTTGGCGCTATTCCGATCAACTGATTCAACTGATCTCGGAGAGCGCGAGTTTGTTGCGGAGCTGCTCGATTGACTGACTCGAGCGCGAGGCGATCATGTCGCCTGGCTTGACCGCGGTTGGCGCCGCCTCGATCTCGTCCTCGGCGTACCACTTGTCCGGCAGCGCGTCGTACGAATCGCCAGCCCCGAAGGCGAGCGAGTAGTAGGGTGGTGCGCCGGCGCGAGCCTCGGCGATCGAACCGACAACCCCCGTGCGCGCGTTGTAGCGGCGCGCGGTGACGATCACGAGCGCACCCTCGGCGAATGCGGGCTGTGTGGCGTCGGCGAGCTCGTCACCGTCGCCGTCGTTGGAGTTGCTGCCCGTTGCCGCGGCACGACCTTCCGGGGTCTGCGACCACGCCTCGAGGGAGCGAACGGCGATCGACGTTTCGGGATACGCGGGCTTGGCCACGACCGCGACGTCCTCGAGGTGCGCGATGTCGACGAGCGTCCGGTGCGGCGTACCGTTGCGCATCTCCCAGCGATCGCCGCTGCGGGCGACGTTGAAGGCGAAGGACATATCGCGAAGCGTCCCACGCCGCAGCTTGGGCATGATGCGCTGGACGTCGGGATCGGTCGGATCCAAGTCCGCTTCGAACGCCAGGCCCTTGTCGTCCTGGGCGAGCCGCAGCGTGCCCGTCGCCGTGTCGGCAAGCGGAAGATCCCGGTGCTCGGTGCGGAGCACGGTGTTTTCGCCCGCGGCGAGCGCTTGGGTGAACGCGCCGGGCGCGATCGTCTCGACGAACTTCTTGCCGCGGACCGCGATCGGGTGACTCGGCGTGTTGAATCGCGCGGCGTAGCCGCTGATCGTCGCTTTGCCATCGGCCTCGGTGAAGCGGAGCTCGGACGCGCCGAGCGCGCGGCGCTCACCTGTGCCAATTCCCTGAACGTCGGCCGATCTGACTTCTGAAAAATCTGACCGATCCGGCTGTTCGGGCAGGGCCGCGATGAGCGCGGCGATGTTGAACGCGTGGAAGCCGAGCATGCGTCTCATGGATCCTCTTGATCGAGCGCCGGCGTGTCGACCGGCGGTTGGACGGTGTCCGCGTTTGGAGTGCCGTCGGTGGAATCGAGCTCGTTACCGTTCGCCGGCGGCGCCGGTGCGCCCTTCGCGATCTGCGCGGTGACCCAATCGTCCAGGCGATCACTCGGCACCATGTTCATCGGCACGAAGTAGCGATCGCCGCCCGGGATCGGGTCCTCGTTCTCGAGCTCGCGGATGTCGTTTTGGCTGTACGTGCCCATCGCGAAGCGCTGGCGATAGTAGGCCGAGCGCGCTGCCGAGTCGCCGCGCAAGAGCGCCGTGACCAGGAACTGCGCGTAGTACGTGCCGCGATCCGCCTCGTCGAACAGGTCGTGATTGATCACGCTTTCCCAGCGCGCCATCCACGGACCGACGGCGTGCTGAATGAAGTCGATCGACTGCTGTTCGATGTTGTTGAAGGAACTCCGCTCGAGGTGCCCAAGCATGTGCAGCGGGATCCGGAAGAACCGCGCGATCTCGGTCACCTGAAATCCGCGCGTCTGCAGGAACTGGGAATCGTCGGGCGAAATGCCGATCTGTTTCCAGTCCATGCCCTCTTCGAGAATGGCGACGCGCTGCGAGTTGGTGAGCCCAGCGTGCGCCTCTTCCCACGAGCGCTTGAACGATGACTTGGCGTCCGGCGACCATTTGGGCGCTTCCTTCGGCCGCGTGATCACGCCGCCCGGGCGCGACCCGTTCCCGAAAAAGCGCGCGCCGAATTCCTCGGTCGCGATCGCGAGGCCAAGCGCGTGGCGCAGGACGGTCAGCGGGGAATAGCCCTGGATGCCGTCATAGCCGAACGCCGGGATGTGCATCACCTGATCGCTGCGCAGCGAGACCGACGCGCCCGAATTCAGCTGCACGACGTATTTCTTTTCGCCGTTCTCACGAATCGGCTGCACGCGGTGCGGCAGCAGCGGCCAGAGCCCGATGATCTCGCCGGCGTTGTTGGTCTCGATCTCGGCGTATGCGTTGCCGCGGAGTGCGAGGTGACCCTGCAGCATCTCGCGGAACAGGAATGGCGAGAGTTCTGGGTTCGGGCGGTTGTGCAGCAGCTGGTAGATCGGATGCTCCGGCGCGCGCTCGCGGCCGCGGTTCTTCACTCGATAGACCGGCAGCGGCAGCATGCCGATCGTCTCGGCGAGGATCTTGACGCACGCGATGAACGTCGTCGTCGATGTCGCGCGCTCCTGGGTGACCGTGACGCCGGCCGTCGAGACGTTGCCGCCGGCGAGGATCTCGGCCAGCTGAATCCCGGTGATCGGCGTGTTCGGGTTCTCGATGTTCCGTGCTTCGGAGTTTCCGCCGGTGGGCGCCGCCCCGGTCATGCGATCGAAGAGACCCATCAGCGATTCACCCAGCGATTCACCTAGCGCGTACCCCAATAGCCAACGGCCGACAGCGCGGCGCCGATCGAGATCAGTGTCCACCGCGGCGACACGAAGGCGCCGCCGGCGCCGGCGAGACACAGGCCGACGTAGAAGTGGAGCTCGCGCGGACCCAGCTGGGCCGCAGCGCGGAGTACTCGGCGCGCGATCACGATCGCGCGTGCGCGGAGGCGAGTGGATCCGGTGGTCACAGGACCATCACTCCATCGTCTTCGTACACGCTTCGCTCGGGAGTGGCGGTGGCCACCCATCGGCCGAGCGCCATGATCAGCGTGACCGGGCCATCGATCTTGTTCTTCGTCGTTTGCTTGCGCGGGAAAACGTTCTCTTTCGCGTCGACGTGGCAGACCACGTTCGACACCATCCACGCCAGCACCGGGCAGCCATCGTGATGGAAGCGCCCGGCGAGCACCAACGCCTCGAGCTCTTTCATCGGATCGGAAAAGTTCTTGACCGTTTGGCCCATCTCGACCGCGGGGAATCCCTCGCCGGCGAGCTGCGTCGAGAACTGCGTCGCCTGAAACGGATCGTAGGCGAGTTCACGGATGTCGAACCGCTCGCGATCGGCGCGGAGATCGTCCTGAATGCGGTCGTAGTCGATCACGTTGCCCGACGTCGCGATCATTCGGCCGGCACGCTCCCAGCCTTCGTACTGGCTGTTGTCCGCCGTTTCGATTGTTTCCTCGGGGAGATAGTGGCGGACGAACGCGTAGTAGTGGAGCGCGCTCTTGGTCTCGCCATCGACGTTGGTGCTGGCGATCGCGCGGCGAAACAAGAGGCCGGTGCACGCGACGTCGAGCTTGCTCGCCAGGTCGACCGCGACGATGCACGGCTCGCCGGCGAATTGCTCGAGCGAGAGCGATGGATCCGCCGCGCGATCCCACGCGCGCATGTCCATCCACGGGCTATCGGCGTTGACCCAGACGTTGAGCCGCTTCGTGAGGAAGTTCGGCTGCGCGCTCGGGGTTTCCTGAGCCTTCCGGCACAGCCGCGCGATGTCGTCGGGGAACACCGAGACGCCGAAATTCGGGTTCGCCTTCGCCCACACTTTCGGATCCGTCCAGTCGTCGCCGTCGTCGATCGACCAAATCACTCCGAAGAACGTGTCGTCGACGACTGTTCGCTCGAGGATCTTCGTGAGGTACGTGCGGATCTCGTAGCAGATGCCCGCGCGATTCGTGCCCGCGGTCGTGATGAGCCACATGAGCGACTGCGTGCGCGCGCCCGTTGCGGTCTCGAGCACGTCGTACAGGCCGCGCGTCTTGTGGGCGTGGAACTCGTCGACGGCGACGAAGTGAATATTCAGCCCGTCGAGCGAATTGTCTTCGGCGGCGAGCGGGACGAACTTGGAGGCAGTCTCCGAGATCGTCAGCGCGTGCTTCGTTACCTCGACGCTCGCGCGCCGGCAGAATTCGGGCGACTTGAGCGCCATCTGGCGCGCGTCACCCCAGACGATCTTCGCCTGGTCCTTCGTGGTCGCGGCGCTGTAACACTCGGCGCCGCCTTCGCCATCGAGCGCGAACATGAAGTTGCCGACGCCGCTCGACAGCGTCGACTTCGCATTCTTCCGCGGCACCTCGTCGTACGCGACACGGAACCGGCGCAGCCCGTCTTTCTCGTGCAGTGATGCGTCGGCATGGGCCGACGTCGCCCACACCCACGAGAACACCGTCATCACGATGAAGATCTGCCACGCCTCGAGGCGAATCGGCTTGCCGGCCCATTTGCCTTTGATGTGTGGCATCAGCTCGATGAACCGACACACCCGGGCGCCGCGGTGGGCTTCATACCGGAATGGGAAGTCCGCCGTCTCCTGCCGCTCGAGGTCCTCGAGCTGGCGGCGACACGCGAGGATCGTCCATTTGCAGGCAGCAAGGACGCCGGCGACGACGTCGTGCGTATACTGCGCCGCGATCGCGGCGTAGTCGCGGGCGTTCACCAGTCTCTCCGATGCCAGCTCTCGCGCCAGGCACGCCGACGGGTTGCCCGCGGCCGCGTCGACGCGCCGGCGATCCAGGCGAGCAGCTCGTGCACGGTGCCGTCACGAACGGCGCCGGCGGCGACGTCGAGCACGACGATCACGAGCGCACCGACAATCAGCGCGTTCACGTGCACCGCGGTTCCCGCGGTTCCCGCGGTTGTCTCGCTTCTCGCACTTCGACCGCGTCGAGCCCGAAGGCTCGGCACTGCGGACACAGGAGGTCGACGTGATCGGCCACCTGGTCGGCGCGCAGCTGCACGGTGGTGCGCCATTGGCAGCGAGGGCAGTACGTCAGCCAGCGAAGTACTCGATCGCTGAGACGCTCGTCGTGAGTACCGTTGGTACCGTTGGTACCGCCGTCGAGCGGCGC